GCTATACGGCTTCAGGAACAGGCGTTGTCGAACGCACAGTGCAGTCGGTGCTGCGTGACACTGTGTCTGTCACAGACTTTGGCGCTGTTGGTGATGGGGTGACGGATGATACTACTGCGCTGCAAGCCTTCATTGACCACCTAAAGAGTAATAGTTTGATGGGGTATATGCCTAGTGGCACATACAAAGTCACGGATGAACTCGATTTGTTTTCGTCGACAACAGGCGTTAGCTGGGGCATTGCGGGAGAGAGCTGGCTAGAGACAGTTATCATGTGCCACTTCTCAGGCTACAACAAAGCGGTGTTAAAGGGTTGGACTGCTGCGTCACTGGCGGCTGGCACAAGAGCAGCAGCACCTGTTCTTGAGCGCATCAGGGTGGAGTATGACGGCACGGACTCTGTTCAGAACCCGATAGGGTTCGACTTCAGAGGTGCGGGGAACGGTAGGTTCAAAGAACTGTCCGTTCAGGGTAACAACAACACTCAGTTCCGCTACACGTCTGCGTCCAATTCTGATTGCGACAACTTAGTCTTGTATAATGGTGGCAGAAACTTCCCCCGCAAAGATGCAGATGCAGTTACTTTTGCTATTACTGCTGGCGCAACAACGCTTGTATCTAGTGCTGGACACTTCGTAGCTGCTGATGTCGGTGAAGTGCTCATGCTAGTTAGCGCAACGCACACTGAACTTTACACTATCGCCTCCTACACAAACACAACGACCGTCGAGGTCACTGCTGTCTCAAACAGGACGCACACTGTCAGCACCGGTACATGGGCTGACAACCAATTCAGTATCGCGGCAACAGGGACAACCTTGACAGCTAACGGTAGCACGCCTGTGTTTGTCGCTGCTGATGTTGGCTTAAATATCTATATCGACAAGGCCGGTGCAGATGGCGGTATGCACAGATGCGAGATCGTATCGTACACCAATGCCTACACTGTTGAGGTGGACATAGCAGCCGTAACTACTGTGACGGCCTCGGAGATAGCTGTTCCAGCGGGCGCCTTTGATCTGGACGATAACTTCGCTGATTACGGTGGGGTGACAAACGATCTAGGTTATAAGAACGTACAGATCGAGACCTTTAAAGGAGTGGGTGCGGTAGTCCGTGGGCAGACTAGAGCCAACTTCAACCAGTGGAAGATACACGGTGACTCAACTCCCACCTATGCAGCCCATTCTACCTATCATATGTGGACAGAACGGTCTGATTGTATCTTTGCTGCAATGACAATTGAAAGCAAGTGCGTAAATAAAGACCGCACAGCCATATCAGTTCGTAATGTAGACGGTATGCTAAAGATACCGCAGCTTGATTGCATCCTCCCCGAGAACAGTAGAACCCTCATCGAACGCGCTAATACAAGCCAAGATGTAATTGCTATTGGGCCTGTCAACGTCTTGAACTCAGCATCTTCGGCTACGTTTGCAGCCATGTTCTCTAATGAGGTAGCGGACACTCCGCGTATTCAGACTGGCCCTGTCGCTTGCTTGGGTCGTCCAATAGGTGAGTATCCTGCACAGCTGGGTCAGGCTGCTATCCATCTAGGGGCCACAACAGCGGCTAACTTGCTGGATGCATTCGAGCAGAACATAGCGTGGACCCCGGTTATTGCAGGATCATCGGGCTCACCTAGCGACACGGTGTGTGTTGGTACGTACTCCAGAATAGGTAATCTGGTGTATTACGAGGGGTACGGTATAAATATCAACACTACACCTATGACAGCGGGAGCTAATATCCACATCACAGGGCTGCCATACACTAGTAAAAACACGGCCTCTACACAGTTTTACACAGGTGACTTAACCTCGTCAGACCTTACCTATACGGGTGAAGCTGCTGTTGTTGTGGGTGATAACCTTAACTATCTGCGAATACGAATAAATGCAACAGGAGCCACTGATTCATATCTCACGGTAGCTGCAATGGCAGATGACACTTGTGATCTTAGGTTCTCCGGTTGGTATCCAATAGCCTCCGGAACTGCGATAGCATAATGGCAACTTCTCTCATTTATGATTACGGCAATGTGATGAAAAAACTAGAACACTCCGTTATTGCCCTCGCCCTGCAAGCCACTAGCCGCACTACTGCCGCCCACTAGGAGTATAAGAAATGGCCCTCACAAAAGTTCAAAGCGCACTGACCAATACCGGCATCGCCAATGTGCTGGATTACGGCGCTGTTGGGGATGGATCAACTAATGACTCTGCTGCGATATTGGCAGCAACAGTGGCAAGCAATAATGTGGTTTTCCCTGCTGGCAACTATCTAGTTAGCACCAACTTTACATTCCCTGCTGATACGCAAGGTGTGTTTTATGAAGGCGCAAAGATAACTGTAGATACAGGTGCAGCTATAACATGGAATGGCAGTATCAAGGCTGGTGACTACCAACAAATATTTGATGGAGATTTAGTACAGTCAGCGTTTATTTCCGGGCAGCACACACCTTACACACTAGGGCTAGTTGGTAGCCCCAAGATTGCCTACTCCACTCCGTTCTGGTTCGGTGCTGCTGCTGACTACGACCCTGTTGGTGACACAGGCACAGACGACAAAGATGCTATTGTCGCTGCTCAATACTTTGGATTAACAACAAAGATCCCAACAGGAATATATAAGACATCGGGAAACATAGTCGAGAAGAGGTCTAATGCTTACATCTACGGTAACGGCGGTTCTAGCCGTATCTACCAGAGAGGCACTGGTCCAAGCGGAACTGGTCAAGCCTGTGGTATATCCTGTTCAGGTCTAGCTACGGGGGTAGTAGACACCACTATCGAAAATATATGGGTAGACTGTGATGCCTTAACTAACGAGAACATGGCCGGTATGGGCGGCGACGTTACAGGCTTTATGAAGCGATGCAAGATAGACATACTAGGCGGCAAAGCTGGTAGGTCTGTAGCAACTATACAGGGGCCAGCGGCAGTAACAGACTGCTATATAAGAGTTGTTGCAGATGAAGGGTCAACGGAGGCCAGCTCGACAAGGTTTGCAGCTACTATAGAAAACTCAACAGGAACCCCAGCCGATGTAACCAGAAATAAGATAGATGTGGTTATCAAAGAAGGTGCTGTCAGTGGAGCGCAACTGTATGACGTAGAAGACTGCGAGATTAACTTTCTTTGTGGGACACTAGTGGGCGATCCCGCTCTTGGGGCTGGAACTTTGGCAAGGATAAGAGGGACGGGTATTGGCAATAAGATTACCGCCAAGGCTGACACAATTACAGGTCACCTTCTGTCGTCAGACGCAAATCAATCTTATTTTGTTGTAGACGCTCAGTGTGAGTCTGTAATTGCTGATGGGAGTGATGTTGTCGAACCTTTCGTGGTCAACGGCAGTCATGGTGAAATAAGCCTGACTATGAAAACACACTTAGACACGGGTGGCGGCGTGATTAGCGGCAGCTACATCACTGGAGACATAACTGCAGAGTCGTCAAATACAACAAGCCCGGTCATTGATTTCCAAGGTTCATACAATCAGATAACGCCTTTTGTAAAAGGTACTGGCTGCACCAGTGGGGTGATTTTATTCAGAGGGACAGCGAATAAGTTGATAGGCGGTTTTGTTGAGCGGGGCAGCGGTTTGAAGGGTGTTAGGTTCGCAGCGTCAAGTGCTAACGGTGTATGCTCTGGTGTAACAGTGATCGGTGATGGAGCAGAAGCTATTCGAGTTGAAACTGGTGTAACTAAGCCCACGATTACGGGGAATACACTGATAGGCACTACTCCCACAATCGTTGTCATAGCATCGTCAGGGTATACAGGGGTGATTGCGAATAATGCAAATGACACTGGTACTCCTTCTGGCAAGATAATGAGGTTAGGTGCGTATAGTTTGTGGGTTGATGCAACAGGAGATTTAAGAATTTTAAGCGGTGATACTGCCAGTGATACTGGTGGCGTTGTTGTGGGCACACAGGCATAAATAATGAAACTCCTAGAACACTCCGTTATTGCCCTCGTCCTGCAAGCCATCATCGGCCTTGTTACCGGTGACTGGTGGATTGGTGCTGCTGCTGGCAGCCTCCTCTTCGTAGGCCGCGAACACTCTCAAGCTGAGTATCGCAATATTGAGCACAACTACGGCGGTCGGCGGGAGAACATGCCGTGGTGGGGCGGCATGGACCCTAGAGTGTGGAATATCAAAAGCCTGTTGGATTTCATTTTGCCATCCATCGCATGTGTCGCCGTGGCAATCGGTGTAAAATTATGACCGACGAACTTAAAACTGGCTTTGATTTGGCCGCTGTGGCTGGCGGGATTGGCTCATGGTTCGCCATCATTCCTGATTTCGCCGCACTGTTATCCGTCATCTGGTTGGCGCTGCGGATATGGGAGACTGAGACGGTTAAACGCTGGACTCGGCGCGACTAATGGACGGCGCAATCGACATGCGCTTAATAGTTACAGTCGTCGGCATCATCGTGTCTATGGCTGGAGCAGCAGCTGTCGGGAAAATGCAGATCAAATCCATGCTGGAGAAGCTCGACGATACGGAGCAGCGGCTCCGCGTAATGGACCGGCGCACTGATGCCATTGAAACGGCATCTGAAAAACAAGAGCAGCGGATAAACATCCTCGCTCAAATGTCGTCGCCGGAAAACCTTCGGCGCGACCATATGCTGCTCGCAAACATTATTGCCGACATTTCGCACCTGCAAACAGCGTCGGACAAGATGTCCAAAATCCACGCCAACGGCGTACACCCGCCTGTGGCGAGCGAGAGGAAAGCAACATGATTGGTTTAATTGGTGCGATCCTGCCGTCTGTAATGGAGGTGGCCGGTCGCTTCCTGCCGGAGGACAAAGAAAAACGAGCAGCTGCGGAGCGCGAGATCGAAGCGCAGCTTACGCTCCACCTAGCCAAGATCGACCTCGCGCAGTTGGACATCAACAAGACAGAAGCGGCTCACCGTTCGGTGTTTGTAAGCGGATGGCGTCCCTTTATCGGATGGTCGTGTGGCGCTGCGATGGCGCTGAATTTTATCGTGTTCCCGCTTGCCTCTTTCGTCCTCGCGCAGACAGGCCATCTTGTTGAATTGCCTACGCTGGACATGAGCGAGATGATGCCGGTGTTGATGGGTCTTCTCGGGCTCGGCGGATTAAGAACCGTGGAGAAGATTAAGCAGGTCAGCAAATAATGGTTGCCCGCCTAAAACTCTGGGCAGAGAAATTTTCAGAGGCGTGGGCGGCGTGTATGATTTGCATGGTCCAAGGGGATGTCACGGTACTGACAATCAATCACGCAGTAACTGCCTCAAAAACTGGTGCGCTTGCCGGTCTGGGTTGTGTGGGCGCAAGTTTTTTATCAAGCAAGCGCAACAAAACAACGGACGCGCTATTGACTGGTGCGGTCACGATAGCCGCAGATTTTGCAATTCATCCCACACATTTCGGGCCGCAACTAACCGAGGCCGCGCTTACTGGTGCCGTGGCGGCGTGTCTTTGTTATCTAATTTCTTTTAAGCGAGTAATCAAATGATTGAGCAACTAAAAGAAGAGATTGAGGCCGACGAGGGCCGGGTCACTGCTGTATACGCGGACCACCTCGGATATAAAACTGCCGGGGTCGGGCATTTCCTGCGGTTAGGTGTTGACCCAGAATACGAATGGCCTATCGGCGCGCCCGTATCTCAGGAACGGGTAGAAGAATGGTTTGATGAAGACATCAAGAACGTCATTAACGAAACCACGTGGCACTTTGACGATTGGGATGGCCTGCCAGAAGAGGTCCAGCTTATCTGCTGCAATATGATGTTTAATCTGGGAGGTCCGCGCTTCTCGGGCTTTAAGAAGTTCATTGCCGCCGTTGATCGACACGATTGGCCCGACGCCGCGCTTGAAATGAAAGACAGTAAGTGGCACAGGCAGGTGCAGAACAGGAGCAGCCGCCTGATCGAGCGGATGCTGGCGATTGGATAGGGGAGCATCACGTATCGGCGCAGGCGGCGAGTTTCTTGCTTGCGCCATACTTGCTGAACTGGGCTGGACTGCATCGCCAGTAAATGCGGATGGGTTTGACCTGATGGCTGTGCGCGGCAGGAGCTTGCTGCGGGTTCAGGTTAAGGCAACTCTACGACGCCAGCCCGAACGAACCAGCTACCAGTGGAACGTGTCACGGAGCAAGCCGAAGCGCAGCCTGACAATAGAAGACTGCGATGTGGTTGCGGCTGTTGCGTTAGATATTCGACGCGCTTGGTTCATTCACGTTAACCACGTGCAAAATCAAACGACAATCAGACTACCCCTCCGGCAAATAATTTTAGAAGATTTTGAGCAAGAGACTTGGGAGGCAGCGTTGCGCGCCACCTCCCAAAAAACTTAGTCAATCGGTTTTAACTTTAGTGTCTTCGCCCGGATTGAGTACCCGTCTTTTGCTGGCGTCACCTTCTTAGGCTTGGCCTTGTAGCTAATCTGTTGCCACACCACACGGTAAGCAGCGTTGCCCGCCAGCCC